TGTGTGTTTTATTAACTTCCGTCAAAGGAACTTTATGTATTTGATAAAGTTCTACAGTTGCTCCGTCAGCATGAGTTGCAGCAGTTGTACCGTCTTGTCCTCTAGTAATGACAGATACAGAATTTTCACTTATAGTAGTATACTTCATAATTTCATCATCAATTTTTATAATGTCACCATACCCAAATACGCTTCCATCTGTAACATTTATTGCTGTTTCTATATTGTCAACTGCCTCATTTGTATTGGCAGATGAATCTGAGTAATTTTCTACTTTATTGTATGGAGTTAAGTCTTCTCCATTCTGATATAGAATAGTCACCAAGCCTGTGTTAAAGGCTTCAAATAGTTTAAATCCTGCGTGTGAAAACAATTCAACCCATCCGTAAAGAGGGGTTTTGCTATCGTATTCATCTATAGCAGGATATATATCTTTTAAGTCTCTGTGTGTGCAGTATGCCATTGTGTTCCTAACTTACATTCCAAATATTTTTAATACAATACAAAATTTAATCTTTTATCTCTATATGCACGAGGTCATCAAAGTTATTATCTTTCACTTCGCCATCAGAGTCCCAATCTCCACCCCAACGTACATTGACATTGAGTTGCTTGGCAATACCTCTAATCATTCCACCCATATAATGAAACCTGTCTCTATCATCCCAATCTATAGGATATGGGCATATATCAACAGCTTTTCCTTCCATATGCTTTGAGTATTTAACTTTGGTTGCACCTTGTGCTAAAAGTTCTTCCTGACGTTCAGCAGAGCGAAGCCCTTCTATAACAGTCACATCCATAATCTTAATTAATTCATTTAAAACATTTACTAATCTTGCATCTACCCCTTTGAGTCTTTTGCGACTCCGCTTGCCGAACTTATACATTACTTCCTCTTCTTGCCTTTCATTAACTTACGTTTTTTCTTTGGCTTAGCTTTTCCGAATCCGTATCCTTTACCTTTTGGCATTATGCCCTCCTTACTTTTCTTGCAATTTTCTTTGTGTACTTAGCTCGTTGCTTACCCTTTGCATTGGTATAGTTACCAGCCTGATTAACTCTTGATTTTCTCCTCTTCTTAGGCATCTTACCACTTCACCTTATTAGCCCACCAAGCTGGACTCATCTTCCCCCTAGCAATATTCTTACGATGTCTTGCCTTGAATGATTTACGCTTTGCTTTCATTCTAGCAGATTCACCTCTTTTGGGTTTACCTGCTGTTTTAGCACCCTGTTGCCCAAATCTAATTAACTTTACCTTACTGCCTTCTTTAGCAAGAACAACGTGAGATTTTTTAGGATGCCTCGGTGTTCTCTTAGGCTTATTGTAACCACTTAAACCATATCTAGCTAATCTTGGGTCACGTTTTCTAGGCATTATACACCAATCTTCTTGAGAAGAACGCCTTTAATTACTTTCCAAAGTGCTTCAAGTATAGCTTTTTCTGTTTTCTCAGAGATAATAGGAATATCAACTGCTTTGTTGATTTCATCAATAATCTCATCACCTGTTTTGTCAGACAATAGTTCGTCTGCTATCATTTTCATTAACATTATACTAACCTCATTACTGTATTTATGATTACTGGAAAAGTAACAAGTGCTACACCACCCCACACTTGAAGTTTGGCAATATCTTTTTCATTACTTGCAACTCTTCCATTTAATTTATCTAAATGTTTTTCTATTCTGCCTAAAGAAGAATAAATGTTTTTTAGTCGTTCATCGTGTTTTACCAATACCTGATATATATCCTTATTTTCCATCTTCCTGTCCTGTTATACTATGAAACTTTCCACCATTTTTAGGCAGTTGTTTTTTAATTACCATTGTTTTCAGTGCTTCGTTAGGTACTGCCATTTTTATATTCCACCTTCCATCACTATCTTTCATATAAAACACTGTTTTTCTTATCCCCATCCTAACAATTCTAGCAGGTCGCTCTTCAGCCCCCAAATAGACAACATCATCACTGTTAAAGTCATTCCCAATGAACACCATAAGACCTTCGTACACGTTAAGTATGAGTCCCTTAAAGATAGATATGCCCAAATATGCAAAGGCAAGCCAGACAGCTTTTCCAAATAATTCCTCTGCAATAACCTGAAATTCATTATGATTCATTTCCGCTTTTTCTTACCCCAACTAAAAGGATTTAAGTTTAATTCTTTTTCATAGAATGAAATTCTATTTTCCAGTTCCTCTCTACGCCTTTCTTCTTCCACGCTATGTTTATCAAGCAAACTCCTAATCGTGCTATCTGCTTCGACCAACTCTGACTCAAGTTTACCCAATCTTGACTCAATACGATAGTACCCATAAACAATAGCACCCACAAGAACAAATAACTGTACCATCCACTTGATGTTAAGGCTAACCACCATATTGTCGTCAACCAAAGCACCACGATAACTCCTTGCAGTTTTGACATCACTCATTCGCTATGTCTTCAAACTGGTGATGTCTCCAACACCAGTTAGAGTTTGTATAGACTGTTCCGTGATAATAATGAACAACTGAATCAGTCCCCATTATTTCTATAAAAACTGTATTCGACACAGTATCCTGCGGTGTGATTTGGTAGCCTCCTACGCTCCACCCTGTTCCGCATCCTGTTATCGTTATAAACAACAGGAATATCATAACTCGTATTAACAACTTCAAAATCTCCATTACTTAACTTTTTTACGTTATTCTTCATCTATCAACTACTTTATTATTGATTAGCTTGTGTTTAACAATGTCGATACGCCCGTGACCACTTTCGTGCAACTCAGTACACTTATTTACATAAGCAGTCTCTATGGTTTCAAACGAGTTTGATTTTTGTACAATCTCTCCAGAAACTACCAGAAAATACTCATACGAAGATGGGTATGTAAGTGACTGTCTTGTACCATCACTTAATTCAATAATCTTGGTCATACCCTTCTTGGTATTCTTGTGAATTACAACATCGTGGTCAAAGGCACATCGTCTTACAATCATTACTCTGATTCTACCTCTTCAGCATTTAATGATTTTCTTAGCATTTCAACAAATGCCTGTTTACCAATTTCTAATTGGTCTTGCATAAACTTGTTAGTATTTAACTTGTTTTGCAAGTCATTGATATGATTTAGCATTGTTTTTTGCTCATCTGTAAGTGACTCGATGTCGTATTCCTTGTCATCGAAGTTAAGTACAGGCTTTTCTTTTTTGTCTTTAGCCATTATTGACTCCTTGTTTAGTTAACAATTACAATCTTTACATTTACAACATTTACACATTTTATTCTCCAGATTCTTCTTCTGGTTCAGCGATACTATCTGCATAAGCAGACTTTAATTCATCTGTCCATAATGCACCAGCTAATGCTTGTAGTTCAGCAGATTCACCACTTACATCAGCATCTGGTGTTAATACTTTTCTATGATATTTGTAAGATATTTCCTCACCATCTTCCATTATAGAAGTTTTTGTGCGTATTTGTATGAACTTGTACTCACCTCTTACTTCATAATCATCTTTAGTTTCTTTTGTTAAAGCCATTATTTACTCCTTGTTAGTTCCAATTAATTATCCAATTAATTATCTATGTATGTAAATGAAAACATAACATTATTACTTGATACATCTATATCATCGTATGTAAGCCCAACTCTATCTCCAGTTGAGCTTGTATAATAAAATGCTATAGTATCATCACTTTCAAGCATTAAACCATATTGGTCAATGTTACTTGTAAAATTTGTTCTTCTAAAGTTAGCTGGAACTATATAGTATGTATTTGCACTGATAGAAAAAGGCAATCCATCAATCATTACTTGGTCTGTTCCGCCTCCGTCATTACCAAAAGCAATGTATAATGATACAGTCACTACGTTTCCTATTTTTGTATAACTTCTTTGATAGGTTGCTGATATTGTTGGAGCGTGTCCACTTGCACTAACAAAAGCTGGTGTCCAAGTACCTTCTTCGTAATCATCAAGAGTGTTTGCTCCACCACTTGATACTCCACCTAAGTTTATATTAGCACAATGAACTGTAGCGCCACTATCTTGTGCCATATAAACATCAGTTACAGATGAGTTACCAAGTGTTACTGAGTTATCTGCTAATCCTGTTGAGGCTCTACCTATAACTATTTGATTTTGAGCAGATGCAGAGCTTGGTCTTGCTCCATATCCAATGATAGTATTTTCAATTCCATCAGTTATATTATCGCCTGAAAGACTGCCCACGAGTGTATTGCTTCCTGCTGAACCTTGTAAAAGGTATCCACTTCTATATCCAATGGCAGAATTATGGTCGCCAGTTAATTTTGTTGCATTAATTCCTTGACCAGATTCTTTTCCAATAAACGTATTAAACCCAGCAGTAGTGGCGTAAAAACCAGCATTTTTTCCGACTGCTACGTTGTCGTGTCCTGTGTTTACTTTAAACATAGCATTCATTCCGACTGCCAAATTATCCGAACCGCTTGTTAGCTGACCTAAAGAGCCACTTCCTACCGCTACTGTACCATCTGCTCCATCATCATTGATTGCACCACCAGCGTTCTTACCGACTAAAGTTAGGTTGCTTTGTGAGGTGACTGCATCTCCAGCAGATGTACCTACAACTGTGTTGTCTATTCCTGTAGTACCAGCCTTTAAGGCATCAGCACCTATTGCTACGTTTGCATCTCCACCATTTAAAACAAGACCAGCATTATGACCTATAATGACGTTTCCTTCAGTACCAGATGCTATAGCATTACCAGCCTTGTATCCAAATACTGTATTATTACTACCACCACTATCATTATTAGATAGTGAGATTCTGGAGTTGGAGTCAAGTATAAAAAATGTACTCTGGTTTCCACCATCGTTTTCTAAGCCAATAAATTTAAAACTTCCAACTGTTGAGGCATCAGCACCTCTACTCCAAAATCTTGTATCACTTCCAAAATAATCTATTAAAGCACCAGTAACTCCAGATGAAGGAGTAGCTATATTACCAGC